CTTCCATGACGACTACCGCTACTTTTTCGGCCGCGATCCCTTTCCGCGCCAGCATATTGCCGAGGTCCGCGCGAGCTTTCGCGCGGACCTCGGCAATATGCTGGCGCGGAAAGGGATCGCGGCTGAAAAAGTAGCGGTAGTCGTCATGGAAGTCATAGCCGAAAAGGACGATCCGCCGCGCACCGATCTGATAGGCGAGATTGAGCGCGACATAGCCAGAGCAACCTGGCGTCCCGTGGCCGCCGCTGGCGAGCTGGTTGGGCTGGAGCGTGGGATTGCTCAAATGCACCCGCCGCCATAGCGTCACCGGCCAGCCGGCGAAAAGGTGATGATAGCGCTGAAACACGGACAGGTGAACGTTGCCGCCCGGGAAGGCCAAGACGCTCGCCTTGATCCCGAGAACATAGTTGTGATCGTTGGAAAAGAAGATGTCACACGGCTTCTGTAGCGCCGCGTCATTGACGCCTATCCGCAAGCTTTCCATCGGCAGCAAGCTGGTGTCGAAGCTACCCGCCGATGGCCCGCCGCCGATGATGTAGATGGTTTCGCTCAACTCCATCCCACCATATTCAGAAGCAAATTGCGGAATTCGATAGGTGTGGCATTCCTCACCTTCGTCTTGTCCTTACCACCCACCATTGAGATCTGTCCCATACGGCGAGCTTTTTCATAGCCGTAACGTTCCAAAGCCACGGGGTGCAAGCGCTGTTCACCACGCGACCAATTCAATTCGGGATAGGAGGGCAGAACAGCATAAAGCCACGTCCCCTTACGCGCTAAATGGCCGTAATGACCTTGCTCCACATAGCATGAGCGCCCGCCGTAAAGATCGACTTCACACCAACCTTTGTGACGTTTAGGTCGGATCATATGGAAAGCCTCCCAAGCATGGCTATCGCACGGATGTTCAAGCACACCGCCGAACATCCGAACAGCGAGCAATGCGTGGGCAAAGCAACCACCATCAGCACCTTTCTTGAACTGATGAGGCTTTCGCGTGCTCCCGTGCCAATACTTCCCCCACCGCTGACAAGGTGGGTGAGCTATGACGGTATACGGTCCACGGTAGCCTTTCGCGTCCCTCGTTTCATCCCACGGATCGACATTAGGTAGACCAAAATAGCAACCGTCCGTTTCGACATAGAGCGCCGCTATCATCTCCATTCGTCCTGTGCAAAGACCACCCGGCATGCGCCCTTGCGCGCGGCAAGCAGCTCTATGAGCCGCCTTTCGGCCTGGTAATCATGGTTGCCCTCTTTCGTCACGCCCTCGGCATATCCGTCCAGCCCCCAAAAGCCGCCGCTCGCCTGGTATGCCGGCGAGAAGGCGCCATCCACCGGCAGGGCGATCCCACCCCGGATAATGTCGAAGCCCACCAGCACGATGGTGGCGCCATGGGGAGCGTGGGTGATGGCGAAGCATGCCGCGATCCCGCCGCGCGTGAGCTCCCAAACGCCATCCGGCCCCGTGCCGCGCCCGTGGCATGCGCGGCCGTCGCTGCTCAAGGTCCATTGCCGCTGATTGATCACCAGGCAGTCAGCCGGCAGCATGTTCATGTCCAGGAAGCTGCACTCCAGCTTGCTGGCGATCCATCCGCGCTCAGGCGTCGCGCGGTTATGCTCTCGCCATTGCTTCAACACCTTGCGGTGCGTCTCCAGCAAGCCGATGTGATAGGCCGCGCCATAGTCGCGGCTGTCCTGCCAATGCCAATTCCACATGCGGATGACGGTCGCGGCCTGGTCTATCCGCGCACCCCACCCGCGCCCCTCCGGCGAGCGGCCGTGACCGATCACACAGATGGTTGCGCCATTGCCTCCCAAATCGGCGCGTGGTTGAAGCCGTGGAGGCAGCCGTCTGTATTGCACCCGTGGCATGGATGCGGGTTCCGGTCGCCGCGTAGGAGCTGCATGCGGCGCTTGTGCATTGCCGGCGAGGTCCACACCTCCATTACCGTCTGTGCGGCCAGGTTTCCGAACTTGACCTTTTTGTGCCAGTCTTGGGGGCATAGAAGCACGTCTCCATTCCAGTCCACGGTCATTTGGTAGGCGAGATAATTGCAGGGCCGGCCCGGCAATGCCGGGTCCTGGTGGCCGGCGTCCACGGTCCCGGCGCGGTTCGTGAGCTTGAGGCCGAAGGCGTCGGCCTCCGTATGCCAGCGGTCGCGCAAAACAGCCCTATCGCCCCAGACTTGCGCCGCCTCGAATATGTCCGTGAACCGCTCCACCTGGTGCGGTCCATCGTACATGCTGACCACGAAGCAATCCACCTGGTCCCGGAGCTGCTGGACGGCCGCAAGGGTTAGGCGGTCTCCGTTCGTGACCAGTTCCAGCCGCCAGGCGCGCCCGGCGAGAAGGCTCACCAGCTCATAAAAACGCGGATGGAGCATCGGCTCCCCGAAGCCGCACAAGACCACCGTCCCGCCGTAGTCGATCCGCTCCAGATCGGCCGCGAGCTTGCGCACCAGGTCCAGGCTCATATGGAGCGCCTGGTTAGGGTAGAAACCCGCGTCAATGCGCGGACAGAATACGCACGGCCGCTTCGATCCGGCGGACCTGTTGCACAGCTCCGTCAAGCTGAGATCAATCCAGGACGGCATGGGCGTCCCGTCGTGGGACAGCTCCACCTCATCCACATAGGCGGACTTGCGGCGCAGATTGCGCGCCGTGGCCTCGCTAAGCAGTGACATCCTTCCGCCTCATGAAAATCAAACCGTGATCGAAACAGGGCAAGTCCTGACAAAGCGTGCCGTGGACTGAGGTGAACGCCGGCGCGAAGCTGGTAAGCTCCATCGCCCCGTGAAAGCCGTCCGCGATCTCGGCGCCGTAACGCTGCTTGCCGCGAAGGAAGGCTTGGCTAATGATCGCCACGCCGCCAGGCTTGAGCAGGCCGGCCAGGTTCTTCACGACGGCGCGCCATTCGTGCATGACGTACCAAAGGCATTCCGACAGGACCACCACGTCATAACGGCCGCGCTCGCTCCCCAAAAACGGCCAGTCGCGGGTGATGTCCACCGGAAAGAAGTTCACCGGCCGGACCAGCTCCCGCGCGCGCTTGATCGCCTCCAGCGAGATGTCAGCGCCGGACCAGCGCCCGCCGCACGCCAGGTGAAGCACGGCCACGGAATGGCCATGACCGCATCCGATCTCCAGTCCGGTAAGCCGGTCAAGCTCCAGCCGGTTGATCATCGCGGCCAGGCGCATCCGGCTCCCGGCATAGTAGGCCGCGCGCTCGCCGGTGGCCGCGCCCTGGTCCCACGGGTCCACGTCCCGCCTATAGAGCGCGTCGAAGTCCCCAACCAGCTCCAGCTTGCCGTCTTCACCCTCGCGAAAGACTTCCTCATGCATCGCCGGTCACCTCCAGAAATTGCGCGGTAAACTCACGCATGGTTTCACCGTTGCCGCACGTCACCAGGAGACACCGGTGGAGCGGTCGCGGGAGGTTTGGCCGGATAAGCGTGCCGCGCGCCAGCAAGCCGTCATAGATGGCGGCCTTACGCCGGTCCACCTCATCCTCCGGCCCGGCCAGCTCGATAAGGATATGATTGGCGTATAGGCCGTATGTCTTCTCAGACCCGCGAACCTTCCCAAAATGGCGCAGTCGCGCCACCGTCACATTGCGCGCCGCCCGCACGCTGGCGCGCCAAGGTTCGATCCAGTCCGCGAAGTGATCCATGAGGAGCGATCCCACCGCCATGGACACGGCCGACACCTCGCCGGACTGCCGCACGCTGTCAAGGATGCGGTGGACCGCCGGCGAGCTGTAGGCGTAGCCGAGACGGAGCGATGCGGCGCCGAAGGATTTGGAGAAGCTCCTCAGCACCGTCACGTTGTCATGTGTGTCCGCGAGCTGGAGGCTGTTGTTGTCGAGATCGGACTTGACGGCAAAACCGTGATAGGCTTCGTCGATGGCCAGCCAGATGCCCCGCCGGCCGCACTCCTCGGCCAGATCGTTCAGGTCATAGGGATCGAAAAACGTATCGACAGGCTGTCCGGGATTGACGATCAGCACCAGGTCAAGGTGACCTTCCTCCCGGATGCGCTCCACCAGTTCGTCACCAGTCATGCGCGGATGCCCGGTCGGGATTTTGACCAGCTCGATCTTGAAGGCTTGCGCGTAAACTTCGAACATCGCGCACGTGGGCCACAGCACCGCGACGCGCCCGCCGGCATTGAGCATGAACAGCGTGCGGATGAATTCCTCGATCCCGGCGCCGACCACCAGGCCGTTGACGGAAACGCCGCAATGCGCGGCGAGCTGTTCATAGAAGGCGGGATAGGCGGGATACTGCTGGAGGCGCGCGATTGCCGGCATGACAGCACGCTCCGTGATCTCGGCAAGCTGGTCCGGCGTCCACGGTTCCGGCTTTTCCAGGCGGTTGAGACGCAGCTTCACGCCGCCGGGCATCTCGATCCGGCGGCGGATGACGGGAGCTATTTCGATCATTAGTGCAACCTGTTCAAAACATAGGGCGATAGCAACGATACCCTTGTTGTCAGGTTTTTACCAAATGTTGTCAAGTCATCGCTTCCGCGCGTGTCCAGCATGTCCTTCACGGCGAACAAGATGGCGTGCGTGATGTCGGCGGGAATTTCCCCAGCCGGATAGCCGGCGACGAATTCGATAACCACCGGCGCCGGTGCGTCCGCATCCGCCACCGGCCAGACGGCGCCATATGCCGGCGCGATGATCCCGCCGCTGTCCGGCGCCAGGTCCTCGCGCCAGCCGGTCCCCGCCGGCGAGCTGGACGGCCCCGACAACTCGACGGCCTCGCCGCCGGACTGATAGGTGATGCTTTCCACGCTTACCGTCTTGCCGCGTGGCAGCTTGATCTGCGCGCATGGATAGACGGGAAAGGCCGGGAGCGTCCAGACATGGGCGCGCTGGTAAAGCGTGCGTTTGAGCGCGCTCTCAGCCCACCGGATCGCGGCGAGGGTATAGCGCTCCAGCAACGTGTCCAGGTCCGTCCCGTCAACGCCGCAATGCGCCTTCACCAGGTCCAAATCAATCGGGAGCGGCGAGGAGACCAGCGGCGAAATATTCAGGCTGAAGGGCTTCATCTAGGTCCACCATCGGAAAGCAGCGCAAGGCGCTGTTGGGGGTTGCGTTCACGATCCGCACGCCGTCCGGCATGCGCCGCGCCGCGCGCTCAAAAGCTGTGATGAAATTGCGGTAAGACGTGGAATTGCGCAAGCCCCGTGGATGCGCACCGAAGAAATGGCCGCCGCGCATATCGAAGCCCACCAACACGACATATTCGGCGCCTAGGTTGAGCGCCAGGTTGACGGCCTGAAAACCGCTGTTGCTGCCGTAGTGGATCACGGTGGGATCGCTCGAAAAGCCTTGCCCGTCGCGGCCGGCGATCAGGTTTAGGCCATAGAGCTGTCCCACCTCCCGCTTGTTGTCGTGGATCGAACTGCCATGACTGCTCCAGCGCTCGCCGCGAAAGCCTGGCGCGCCGCGATGATGCTTCCACCATGCCGCATCACAGGAATAGAGGATTGCCGCGTCCGGCATGAGCAGCCGGCCAACGTCGCTAACGGCGATGGTCTGTTCTTTCGGGAGCTTGGCGCAGATTTCAGACGTCAGGCTGGGACCGCTTGCCGCGACCACGGCCGCCCGCCACCGGCGCCTTATTTTCGGGAGCGGCGCGAAACGCCTTCACCGCCGGGACCGCCTTGCCCGGCAGCTCGATCCGGCCAGCACCATCCGCTCGCGCGCATTTCGCGTCCGTCATGCCGATGTCGCGCGGGATTTCATACTCGCCAGGCTCAAAAGCCCGCGTGGCGTTGCGCCAGGACTGCGACAGGATGAGCTTGGGCATGGTCTCCCCTCATGGAAATCCCCACCGCCTTAAGCCGCTGGCGGTGGGGCATTCGTTCGGAAGGCGGGACTGCGGAGCGGCGCCGGTCCCTCTTATGCTTACTGGACCGTGCGAATGAACTTCGCCGCGTCATTATTCAGCACGATACCGCCCTCGCGGCGACGCACATAGAAGCGCACGAAGCCGGGATTGGTCACCTGGTCACGGGTGATGCGGAGACCAACGCGATCCACCAGGAGGTAGGCGCGCAGCCAGTTGCCGAAGCCGATGGGGAAGTTATCCGCGCCGATATCGGGCATCTGTTCCCAAGTCGCCACCGGATAGCCGAGCAGCATGTTGGGCTGGCCGGCCTGGAGACCAGGCTGCCAATGATAAACACCATCCGTGGTCTTGAGCTTCCGCACGGCCGCCGTGGTGTTGCTGTTCATGATCCAGCTAGACCCGGCGCGGTAGGCGCTGTTGAGCGTGTAGATGATGTCGATCAGGCTGTCCGCGCGGATGCCAGGCGAGGCCGGCGAACCGTCCGCGTCCGTGTCGCTCGCGATATACTGATAGGCCGCCGCCGCACGGAGCGGGGAGGCGAAATCAGCGGTCAGCACCGGCGTGGTGTTGAGCATGCCGGTAGGCTTGTTGGACCCGTTGCCGGAGATGACGGCCGAACCTTCCTGCAACGCGAATTCCTGCGCGACC